CAGACCCGCCATAACCAGCTGGGTCAGTATTAACTGGCAGCGTTCGCGTGAAAGGTAAGTATTCTGCGCTATCTCCCCGACTGTCGCCGGTTCGGTAACGCTTAATTCATTAAACACCACTCTGGCGGTTTCTGTCATATCCTGCTGTTTTAGCATGCCTTTTTCCCTTCTCCGGTTAACGTGACACACCAATAACTCTTGTCGAAAAAGCCAGCAAGCTGAAAGACAGGTATTCACCGCCACCAGCGCGTTTACTGTACTGACGCGATTTCAGTCATAAAAAACCCGCCAGGCGGCGGGGTGTAAAAAATCTTCTAACGTCAGGCATAAAACGCCCATCGTTAGAGCAAATTTACCACAGATTCGGGAAAAATCAACAACACTATCGCGTTACCCTCTTTAACTGCCGCTCCGCCCATGCCTCTTCAATGTCAAACCGAACCACCAACGTATCGTAAAAGCGTTTCACTGATTTTTTCCACGTATCAAGCGTGATAGCACTCGTCACTTTGCATATGGCATTAAATGCCTCCGTTGATGGTAGTCTTTCACAGCCACGACCACCACAACGCTGGCAGTCTCTGATAACAGGCATACCACGTTTTACCGACTCTTCACGATGAATGGCGACACCACGCCCACGGCAATCCTTACAGGCGGTGGAAACCTCACCCTTTCCGCCACACTCCGGACAGGCAACTTTTACCACCTCCCTGACTTTTTTCCATTCTTCCCAGTAAGACGGATACACACCTTTCGTACACTTTGCCCATACCGGCGGCTTACCATCCGGATACTGGACCTTGTTTGTAAAAACTACGCTTTCAATAAATTTTTCCCCATAGCAACAAGGGCACTGCTTTTTACTCGCTGCGCTGCGGGCATAATCCTCAAAAGCGTACGAAGCCATAATGCGCATCACTACCGGTTTTATTTCTGCCGGGAGTTTTCTTAACGCCGCCACGCGATCACACCGACTGAGTGCATATTCTGTCAGCAATTCTGTTGCCCGCTCTCTGTCATTCATACTAATGCCCATTTTCCCAAGGAACGCAGAAAAACCCATCTCAGCCCGATTTTGTGTCATGCCCTGCGCGGCCATCACATCAGTGATACTCAGCGCATCTTTTGATGTCGAGGCGGACGCATCGGTCAGGCCAGGCGATTTCGGGGAATAGTATTTCGGTAAATCTTCCAGCTTCATTTTTTGACCTGCCCGTCATGCATTATTTCGTAAATTTTCACGCCCAACCGCCCACCGGGAACGACCTGACCGCGCACAATATTGATTTCATCAAACTGCTCGTCGTCTATGAGAAGCCCCGCATGCGTCAGTGCATCCAGTGGTGCTTTCAGAATATTGTCCAGGTCACGACGGCGCTTATCCGGTGGCTCTGCAGTAATTTTTATTGCCAGCCTTCCGGACAGGTTTAATTTCAGCCGCTGCTGGCGGACAATAAGTGCCACATCCCGGCGATAACGCTCACCGGCTTTTGATACAAAATATGTGCTGCCACGACGACGCCAGTAGGTGTTCACCGTCGGCGGGTAAGGCAAAACAAACTCTATACGCATCAGTAACCTCTTTTACCCGAGCACGCCGGTTGCAAAGGCGCGATCAAGAAAACGAAAAATTAAATCAATCTGGGAGCCATGCTTTTCTTCAAATGCCAGCGGATCAGCATGAAGTTCGTTGTGATGCTCCCGACACAACGGTAGCGTGAAAATATCGTGGGCTTTTGTCCCTATTCCGCCCTGACCATGACCAATCAGGTGATGGGGATCGTCGGCTGGCTTACCACAACACGCACACGGCTGTGTCTTTACCCAGCGCGTATATTTCTCATTTACCCAACGGCGACGTTTAGGTCGCTTCATTAAAGATTCCGGAGACTCCGGATCAACAGCAATGCTGACCACCGTCTTTTCCTGTGGCGGGGTTTGCTGGTGGGCGTGAGGCAGCGGCGCAAGATTTTTTGTGCGCTGCTTCAGTATGCTGGTGGCGGTCTGCTCTCCCGGTACGATGTCGCTTTCACGGTACATTGAGCGGATTTTTTCCGCACGCAACCCCAGCGAACGACGTAATACCGCTTCCGGTAGCGCGTCCGCCACCTGATTGCGGACCGCCCACCAGGATAATTCAGCCAGCGATAATTCCCGTTCCTGCGAGCCATTCATTGCATGGCGTATGACGTCAATCATCCATGCAGACAGGTTTTGGTGAGCAAGTTGCCCGAGTGATTCGGAGGTCTGGTCGCGCAGCTGGTTGTCGCAGTGCCAGCACAACACCATTGCGCCGGTACCATAACGGTGAATGACGGTTTCACTGTGGTGATAATCGCCGTGTGGCCACTGGCAGGATTTAACATGGCGCAGTAACCAGTCAGACAATGCGCCAGCGCCACCAGCAGCACGAATCACTCGTTCGTCGCTGAAAAATGGCAGTAATGATTTATCCTCCGCCAGCGGCTGGCGAACGGCAGGAACGACCCCGGACGGCAGATTACGCATGCTTTTCGGTTCCGGCTCCACCAGTACCCGGGTATTGTGGAATACCGGCATGGATTCACGGCCCGGCTTAACGATCACCAGCCCGAGTTCCGGTACCAGAACAGGTCGAAGTAATACCCGCACGTTACCTCCAGATGCGTTGCTGGAATGTGCGGGACGGACGCGGTGGGCGTTCAGAGTAAGGAAGCCTGACGGAGATTATCCAGTGACGATAATCGAGGCTGAGGGCTTTCTTAATCTCGTATCCGCGTCTGCGGTAGTTATGAATTAGCCATTCGGCCTGTTCTTCAGTACATGGTGGGTGTTGGTACCAGTCGGTTTTAAATGCGTGTGAACGCCGCCCATGCCGGATGGCAAGGTCGGTATCAGAATTGTGAAATTTGGTTTTGTGCGCCATCTGTTTTCTCTGCTGGCGCAGCAGGTGTCAGGTGTTCAGGCTGACGTGCGAATTGTAAACCAGAATGCCAGAAAAAAACAAAACCCGCCGAAGCGGGTTAAGTGCGGGTGCGTTGAGGATGCCTGACACATCAGAGGTGGCGAGGGATTTCTCCCCCGCCAGGTCTCTTACTCCTCAGGTTCGTAAGCTGTGAAGACAGCGACCTCCGTCTGGCCGGTTCGGAGTCGTACCTCGCAGAGGTCTTTCCTCGTTACCAGTGCCGTCACTATGACGGTTAAACAGATGACGATCAGGGCGATTAACATCGCCTTTTGCTGCTTCATAGCCTGCTTCCCCTTGCCTTTCGGCACGTAAGAGGCTAACCTACATTTGTGAGACATAGATTGGGCCTCAGATTAATGTTAAGCGTCTTGCAGGACGCGAAATGTTAACTGGGGCTTTTCTCTATCTGCCTTTCAGTGTTCATGCCTGAGACAGATAGCCTCAAGCACCCGCAGCCATTCTACTTAACTCACGTCACCTCGCCAATATGAAATCAATCAGAAAGGTGATCCATAAAATCACTCCTTCTCTTCTTTTCCGTAGTGGAGTTGGCCAATTTTGATAAGAGGGCGTCCCTGAGATTTGCGGTGTAGATTGGTATCGCGCAGAGAATACACACAGCCACAATATTCCTGCTGATAGAATTTTTCGCGCTTGCTGATTTCAATCATACGGGACGAGCCGCCCTGCTTGCGCCAGTTATAATCCCAGTACACCATACCCGGATAATGCGCAACAGCTCGCCGCCCACACTCGTTAACCTGCTGCATATTTTTCCAGCGTGAAATGCCCAGTGAACTGCTGATCACACTGAAACCATTTTCAGCAGCGTACAACGCTGTCCGCTCAAAACGCATGTCAAAACACATGGTACAACGGATCCCCCTCTCAGGCTCCCATTCCATTCCTTTGGCACGTTCAAACCAGTTGTCGGTGTCGTAATCAGCATCGATAAACGGCACGCCGTGTTGTTCAGCAAAGCGAATATTTTCATCCTTACGAATTAAATACTCTTTCTGAGGATGAATGTTCGGGTTGTAGAAAAAGATGGTGTAGTCGATTCCCGAGGCCTGAAGCGCCTCCATCACTTCACCGGAACATGGAGCACAGCAAGAGTGCAGTAGTAGTTTGTTTGCCCCGTTTGGGAGCTCCAATTTAGGCCGTTTGAAATCAGCAATAGTCATAAATATTTTTATTGGGGTCATGAAAATAGCACAGAGTGTAGCATCAGAGCAGGTCTATCGGGAATATATGTCTAAATCTGGTAATATCTGGTTTTGACGCAAAGCGGACAACCACGCTGGCTCTACCCTGCGCCATGAAAATGTCAATTCACATCTGAACTAATGCTCTTTAATCTAGTAACGTCTAAAATACCTAACATTTCCTTGATAAAATGCCAGTACACGCTGCATAGCTTCGCTCTTCCGGCACTCGCGACAGATTATATTCAGGCGCCTGTCGTAGCGGCGTATTTCGCCGTCTGGTAACGACCAGATAAGGTCCGGATCAACCACTGCAGGTTTCTTCACCTTTGCCCTTGAGAGTTTTTTGCGAGCATTTTGCCAGTCCTTACGCGCCTGTTCAGACGGGAATAACCCGTAACCAGAGTTGTATACATCGCCACTGGCAACCAGCTCTCTGGCGAGAACACTCATCAGATATCTTGTCGCACCTGTCCTGGCTTCCAGTTGCCGCAACGTCTCGCGACCGCTCAGACGTACAAGTTCAACAACCTGCCCTTTAATTTTTTCCCGCTCTTCTTGTGTAAATACTTTTGCCATAAGCGCCTCCGGCAATCACTTTTCCGATACAACACGGCGGGAAGAATCAGTAATCTGTCGAACAATATCCCGGTGCTTGTTCAGCTCCCGCAGCGCGGCGCAGACTCGCTCCCACTTCTGAACATCACTTTTCGCCCTGCGCAGCGCCAGGTTTGCCCTGCGAAGGGACGGAAAAATCAGCTCATCTGCTTGCGTTTCGGTAAACGATGGCAACGGCTGCACAATGTCCGCCACAGTTTCTGTTTTAATTTCTTCCTGTGTTGCGGCTTCCCGGACTGGTAACGCAGCACCTGCTGGCTGAGGAAAGGCCTTACCATCACTTTCCGTTACCAGCGCGGCTTTCGGCTCTGCTGGTAAATTATCGCCCGGCATGCAGTAACGAAATTTACCGTTCTGATTAACGCGTGCCAGCCGCCCCGTTGCGGTTACCACCGCCAGCGTGGAAGCAACCTTGCGAGTACTGACACTGAACTTCCCCGCCAGTTCCTCACACGTTTTAGCCCCATCCTGACCGATAAACTCAATCATCATGTCTGCGGTAACTTTTTGTTCGACCTCCCCGGTCAGCATATCCTGTGCTTCAGATTTTACTGGCCGCTCTTCGGTTACCCGGGATTCACCTTCGCCAGCCAGAAACCAGGTGTGACCAGTTTTATCAACGACGCCTTTTCTTTTGAGTTCCCACAGCTCGTTGACAGCCTCTTCACGACTGATTCCAAGGCGAGCTGCCACCACATGTGAAGAGGCTTTTTTCAGTGCTTTCAGTGCGTCAGATACGGTTTCCATTAAAATTTCCTCCGGACAAAATTACTTCACAACCCTCATATTGCTGACATTTGGACGCCAGCTATCCCAGTTAAACGTCACCCATCGACCACCGTTCATGGTCATGCGGTCCATAATCCTCTCACCAAGAAGCGTACTCATTGCGGCATGATTCAGGTTTGTTAACATCCCGACACTGCACAGTGATGCTGTCCGGCGATCAATTATCTGGTGCAATACCACCTGCTCGTTTTTCGTCTCCCGCTGAACGCCTATTTCATCCAGGACCAGCAAATCAACCCCGCAAAGCTCCTGTAAAAATTTTTCCCCGGATTTGCCGTTGTCGTAGCTGTCATGCAACACGCTCATGACGTCAGACACGGTGACGATAATCACGCTGCGCCCCTTCACCATCAGCCGGTTGCCCATCGCCGCTGCAAGGTGATTTTTCCCGGTGCCGGTTTTACCGCTGAACACAAAATTCGTGCACCCGGTCATCAGTTCGTCAGCTATGGATTTGGCCTGGCTCAGCGCGTATTTTTGCCCGTCGTTCTGCACCTGATAATTTGCAAACGAGCATTTGCTGTGCAGAGGCTGGATGCCCGAACGATTCAGGATTTTTTCCACCCGCAACTGGCGATTCTGGCGGTTAATCTCCTCGCTGCGTTTTCGTCCTTCAGCAAGTTGCCATTCCCGCCACTCCTCCACCGTCCGGTACGGTGGAACCGACCCCTGTGGTGCAAGTCTGCGAATACGTTCAAGAACCCCAACTGCCGCAATGTTTTTCATGACACGTCACCCCCTGAATCCCGGCGGTATTTCAGTGTCCGGTTCAGAAATGTGATTCACGCAACGCTGCGCAGGCGAACGCCCCAGGCGGATAACCAGTTCATCCCATTTTTCCCGGAGTTTTGCCGGACTCATGATGTTTTTTACCCAGAACGAATCCCGCTGGAGACGCCCAAACATTTCACAAATTTGTCTGTGAGTTCTGCCATCCAGCATCCGCATTGTGCGAACGTCATTGGCCCATGCTGTCCAGTTGGGTTCTTTCGGTCTAGTGATCTCGCCATCATAGCTGGCCGCCTGCTCGTAAAGACTCACGATTCGTCCCCAGATCCACTGTGCGCACACCAAATCTTCCTGACTTCCCCACTGGCGTTTTTTCGCACTGAACACAACCGCGTCAGGGTGTCGGGTTAAAAAATCCTGTTCAGCCGTCTGCGGGTCCGGTTGCGAAGCGTCCGGACAAGAAGATCTTTTATCTGACGGATCAGGTTTTAATACTGACGGATCGGGGTCAATCATCGCCCCCCTAATCGGCAGTTTTTTATCAACAGTTGATCCATCAAAATTTGACGGGTCAACCGTTGAGGGGGCAATATTTGACGGGTCAACTGTTAACGGGTCATTTTTTGCCGGGCTAATTTTTCTTTTCGGTTTATATGACTCACGCGCCGCCGCCGCAGCTGCTTCGAGTTTTTCCACATTAAGCCGATAGATATTGCTTACATTACGCCCACCGACCTTACGCTCTTCCTTCGTCAGCCAGCCCTCTTTCGCCAGTTCTGCAATAGCCGATTTCACTGTGGATTCACTTCTTGCACCGATCTGACGCCGGATAGTTTCAATGGCAGGCCATGACACGCCCTCGTCATTGCTGTAGTCTGCAAGACGGGCCATAACCGCCACCCTGGATAAGATCATGCCGGTGAAGGCGCACCCTTCCCAGACAAGACCATGAAGCTTGCTGCTCATAAAACCCCCGAACACCGTGCTTTTAGTGCATCACCACAGCATTCCCTGCCGGGCCGCCGCGATTCATCTGGTCATACAAAACAACCGCTGACGCAACAAAATCATCGACATCCTTCCCCAGCCGATCCCTCCGTTCGACGATCTCACGGTAATATTCAGAACTGTGGCTGCGCATACGGGCCACCAGCAAAGGCGGCATCGCCTTTTCGATCGCCGGTAACAGAGCCTGCATTTTTTCAACAGCATCAGGGGTGTCTTTCTCTACCCAGCGGAAAATTTTCTGGGTATTGCGAGCCAGGGCTTCCGGATGGCTGTCGTCATACAGTTCCGGGAACGTCATACCCAACTCAAAATAAGCCTGGGTTATTCCAGCTGCTGGAACTTTTTCGCCATCAGGACGCGCCCAGGCATTCATCGCCATGCGGATGTGTTCATGCTTGATTTTCATGAATCAAGCTCCTAGAAAGTGGTTGTGTTAACGTTTTGGTATCTTCCAGCTCGGGCCAAATATTCATCCAATCAAAAGGCCTTAGTTGCTGACGTGTAACTTCACCATTACTGGCTCGCTCAATAAGGACACATAACGATGCCCCTAACACTTGACCTTTACTCAATGCCTTTCTTAGATAACCGATGCTGGTACCACACTCGCATGCAAACATACGCTGTTCATCTGACGAAAGAGAATTGAGAAATATTCTTAATTCTTCCATAGCTACTCCTTAGTAAACACAGCAAAGAATACCCACAGGTAAACAAAAGTCAATACCCACAGGTTGTTTACCTTGCGGTAATCGCATCTATTATTTACCTATGGACAAATATGAATTTAGACGACAGCAACTCATCAAAATTCGTGATGAGAAATGCGATGGTAAAGCGGTTAACGTGGCCAGAAAGATCGGGCGCGAGCCTTCTTATGTATCAAGAATGTTGTACCCAGAGGGGAAAAAGGGAAAAAAACGGATCGCTGATGATATGGTGGAGATTATCGAAGAGTCCTTTGGGTTACCCCGGGGATGGATGGATGGTATCGTTTCATCATCAACGAACACAGCCTCCAGTTATGAAACAAGGGTTCTAACGCCACGACAACGTATTTTTTTAGATCTCTTAGACGAACTGCCAGAAAGTGAAGCGGATAAATTATTAAAAACTCTTGAAGAGAAAAAACAGTATTACAATATGATCTACGAAGAAATCCGTAAAAAGAAAGCACAAAACGCATCATAGCTCACCAAACAACTAGTCACCAGTTAAGACACCGCAAAAATTTACCCATGGGTATTTACTTTTTAAATACCTATGGGTATCCTTCTTTTCATACCAACCCACCCCGCCCCACAGAATGCAGGGCAATACTTCGAGTTACCAGGCAGTGGTCAGGGGTTAAGTAGCCAGCCCGAGGCGTAAGAACATGACGGCAGGGTTCAACTTTAATAACTATGCAGCAGGTTTTTGTTCCGCTACCCCGGCGTTAAGGGGAAATGAGGTCAGCATGGATACTATCGATCTTGGCAACAGCGAATCTCTGGTATGTGGCGTGTTCCCCAACCAGGACGGTACGTTCACCGCGATGACGTATACCAGAAGCAAAACGTTTAAAACTGAAGCTGGCGCGCGTCGCTGGTTAACCAGAAACACTGACTGATGAGGTTGACGATGGAATTTAAAGATTTACCAGTACCATTCCAGGAAATGGCATCGAATGTGGTTCGCTCTCAACTGGCGACTCTTGACCTGAGTACCGTAGAAAAAGAAACCATCGACAATATATCCGGTAACGTACGCCGAGCCTTTATCGGGCTGTACGAAGAGAAGCAGCTCTCTGATAACCAGGATTTACATGAAAAATACTTCCTGGATCTAATGGACATCATTGATAAGGGGTTTGGCTTGTTAATGAAAAAGAAAGGGATTCGAATAGAACCCCTTGAAAATTACTTTGCAACAAAAAGCATTAATTCTTTTGATTCAAAATAAGAGAATTAATTACAGACTTAACATGCTCTTTCTCATGATTGAAGCTCTCATGATTGAAAGTGCCGGGTTGAAGCGAGTCGATATAATCAACAAGACTCTGTCGTACGACTTCATTTTTATCCATAACAGATGCAAGAAATGAAATTGCTAAAAGAGTTATATCACTACGCGCCGCAGCATGTTGCAATGCTTTATCAAAATTATTAATCTGGCGTATCAGGGAGTTAATGATTTCATCATTTTCAGTCGACATTTCACCCTCCTGAGGGTTGGTGATTAAGGAGTTCTCCACGGGTGAGGTGGAGTGCGTGCGCCGGACACGGGTGAGCATCCGGCACTGACAGTTTACTGAAAGGATATTTCCCTGAAAAGTCAGACCATAACGCGAAAGCGCCCGGCGAGGTAGCTGGTTCATAGATAGCCTGTCGTTAAATTTTCGTCGACCGTGCGTTTCCGGTTGTGGCAATCCGCGAAATGGCGCGGCGGTAAGTATGGCGGGGGTATTTCTTCCCCCGTTGAGGACACCGGGTTGTCAGGTTGACCATACGCTTAAGTGACAACCCCGCTGCAACGCCCTCTGTTATCAATTTTCTGGTGACGTTTGGCGGTATCAGTTTTACTCCGTGACTGCTCTGCCGCCCTTTTTAAAGTGAATTTTGTGATGTGGTGAATGCGGCTGAGCGCACGCGGAACAGTTAAAACCAAAAACAGTGTTATGGGTGGATTCTCTGTATCCGGCGTTAATTGTTAACTGGTTAACGTCACCTGGAGGCACCAGGCACCGCATCACAAAATTCATTGTTGAGGACGCGATAATGGAAACGTTATTACCAAACGTTAATACGTCTGAAGGTTGTTTTGAAATTGGTGTCACTATCAGTAACCCTGTATTTACTGAAGATGCCATTAACAAGAGAAAACACGAACGGGAGCTATTAAATAAAATATGCATTCTTTCAATGCTGGCCCGTTTACGTCCGATACAAAAAGGATGCTGGCAATGAATACAGCATTTGCACTTGTTCTGACAGTTTTTCTTGTTTCCGGAGAGCCAGTTGATATTGCAGTCAGTGTTCACAGGACAATGCAGGAGTGTGTGACTGCAGCAACCGAACAGAAAATTCCCGGTAACTGTTACCCGGTCGATAAAGTTATTCACCAGGATAATAACGAAATCCCGGCAGGTCTTTAAAACAGTTCCGTAATAAATATCCGGTTTCATTCTTATATGCCAGCAATGGCAGGGATTTGTTCACCCTTAAATCTGTAATGAGGTAAAACAAAATGAGTAAAGTCTTTATTTGCGCCGCCATTCCGGACGAACAGGCAATAAAGGAAGAAGGTGCCGTCGCTGTAGCCACTGCCATTGAAGCCGGTGATGAACGTCGCGCCCGCGCAAAATTTCACTGGCAATTCCTGGAGCATTATCCGGCTGCTCAGGACTGCGCTTATAAATTTCTTGTCTGCGAGGATAAACCCGGTATACCCCGCCCTGCCCTCGATTCCTGGGATGCTGAATATATGCAGGAAAACCGCTGGGATGAGGAGTCTGCTTCCTTTGTCCCGGTTGAGACTGAATCCGATCCGATGAACGTCACTTTTGACAAGCTGGCCCCTGAAGTACAGAACGCTGTCATGGTTAAGTTCGACACATGTGAAAACATCACCGTTGATATGGTTATTAACGCACAGGAATTGTTGCAGGAAGACATGGCAACATTCGACGGACATATCGTTGAAGCGTTGATGAAAATGCCAGAAGTTAACGCCATGTATCCGGAGCTTAAGCTGCATGCCATCGGGTGGGTTAAGCATAAATGTAAGCCTGGTGCCAAATGGCCCGAAATTCAGGCAGAGATGCGCATCTGGAAAAAACGTCGCGAAGGTGAACGCAAGGAAACCGGAAAATACACGTCTGTTGTTGATCTCGCCCGCGCCAGAACCAATCAACAGCACAGTGAAAATTCAACAGGAAAAATCAGCCCGGTCATTGCTGCCATTCATCGCGAATACAAGCAGACATGGAAAACACTGGATGACGAACTGGCCTACGCTCTCTGGCCTGGTGATGTGGATGCCGGAAACATTGACGGCAGCATCCATCGCTGGGCAAAAAATGAAGTTATCGACAACGACCGCGAAGACTGGAAGCGTATCTCGGCATCAATGCGCAAACAGCCTGATGCCCTTCGCTACGACCGCCAGACTATTTTTGGCCTTGTCCGTGAACGTCCGATCGACATTCACAAAGACCCTGTGACACTGAACAAATACATTACTGAATACCTGACTACAAAGGGCGTGTTTGAAGATGAAGGAAGAAATCAGAGCGCAACTGATACTCTCTCGTCGCCAGTACCAGAAACTGATGCAGTGGAAACGGCAATTCCGGGCAACGAAAAAACCGAATGCAAAGTGGAAGTCGAACCATCTGTAGAGCGTGAGGGGCCGTTCTACTTCCTCTTCACCGACAAGGATGGCGAAAAATACGGTCGCGCAAACAAACTTTCTGGTCTGGAAAAAGCACTAGCCTTGGGAGCTACGGAAATCACAAAAGAGGAATACTTCGCACGTAAAAACGGCACGTACTCAGGTTCACAACAAAATACTGGTGCATCTGACACGACCGCACAACCAGAGCCGGTAAAAGTTACCGCTGACGAAGTAAACAAAATTATGCAGGCAGCCAATATCAGCCAGCCTGACGCCGATAAGTTGCTTGCTGCCTCTCGCGGAGAATTTGTTGCAGGGATTAGCGACCCGAATGATCCGAAATGGGTAAAGGGGATTGAAACCCGCGATTCTGTAAACCAGAACCAGCAAGAATCGGAACAGAACGACCAGAAAGCGGAACAAAACAGCCCAAATACGCAACAAAACGAGCCAGAAACGAAACAACCTGAGCCAGTAGCGCAACAGGAACCGGAAAAAGTCTGCACCGCCTGCGGTCAAAGCGGTGGCGGCAACTGCCCTGATTGTGGCGCGGTGATGGGTGACGCAACATACCAGGAAACATTCGATGAAGAGAATCAGGTTGAAGTTCAGGAAAATGATCCGAAGGAAATGGAAGGCGCTGAACATCCACACAAGGAGAATGCTGGTAGCGCTCAGGATCACGCCAGCGATAGTGAAACTGGCGAGACGGCAGATCCCTTAATTACGATGAACGGTCATCACGTTATCACATCCACCAGCAGGACGTGTGACCATCTAATGATCGACCTTGAAACCATGGGAAAAAATCCTGATGCCCCGATTATCTCAATAGGTGCAATATTTTTCGATCCGCAAACCGGAGATATGGGACCGGAATTTAGTAAGACTATCGATCTGGAAACTGCTGGCGGAGTCATTGATCGTGACGTCATTAAAAGGTGGCTGAAGCAATCACGTGAAGCGCAGTCTGCCATTATGACCGATGAAATCCCGTTAGATGATGCACTGTTACAATTGCGGGAATTTATCGACGAAAACTCCGGTGAATTTTTTGTTCAGGTCTGGGGAAATGGAGCCAACTTCGACAACACGATTTTGCGCCGTTCATACGAACGGCAGGGGATCCCCTGCCCGTGGCGTTACTACAACGATCGCGATGTACGCACAATCGTTGAGCTGGGGAAAGCCATAGACTTCGATGCCAGAACGGCTATTCCATTCGAAGGTGAGCGCCATAATGCACTTGATGACGCCCGTTACCAGGCAAAATACGTTTCAGTTATCTGGCAAAAACTGATCCCGAATCAGGCTGATTTTTAATGTTCAACCCCGGTCGTTGCCCACCAGCTATAGTGGCGGCGACCATGATTAGCGAACGACGCTCATGGCAAGACTTATTCTGCTCACTGAGTGGGCAAAAGAGGAATTCAGTGAACCGGTCCCAACTCCGAGTACGTTAAGTAAATACGCTAAAGCCGGAATGATATTTCCTCTCCCCAAAAAAGTTGGAAGACGCTGGCGAGTGGATCCGCAAGCTCGCTTTGTCGGAATGGTAAACAAGCCGGAGGTGATCGCCACAGATCACCCTGCTTTGAAGAGGATACTGGAAGATGGCGCGCCCGCGAAAATATAAAACCAATGTTCCGGGATTATCTCCGTATTTTGACAAAAGAAATAACAAAGTTTACTGGCGTTACAGGCATCCCATAACAGGCAAAAATCACGGTCTCGGCAGTATTGACCAGAAACTGGCAGAAACTATTGCAGCAGAAGCGAACAGCCGTCTTGCCCGGCAGCAAATGGAACAAATGCTCAGTCTGCAGGAGAAAATTATTAGTGATACCGGCGGTTCATCAACCGTTACCATTTTTCTGAATAATTACAGAAAAATTCAACAGGAAAGATATGAAAACGGCGAGATCAAACTCAACACGCTGAAACAGAAAGCGGCCCCTCTCAGGGTATTTGATGAACGTTTTGGCACCAGACCGTTAGATGCCATAACCGTAAAAGATGTGGTATCAGTACTGGAAGAGTACAAGGCCAGAGGACATAACAGAATGGGACAAATTTTCAGGAAGGTACTGATCGATGTTTTCCGGGAAGCTCAGCAAACGGGCGATGTCCCGCCAGGCTTTAACCCTGCAGAATCGGCAAAAAAACCGCAGGTGCGGATATCAAGACAGCGACTGACTTTTGATGAGTGGATGATGATTTATAACGCAGCGGAAAAGGATGGTTACTTTTTACAGCGCGGTATGCTGCTGGCACTGATGACAGGCCAGCGCCTTTCAGATATTTGCAAAATGCAATTTTCGGATATCCGGGATGGTTATCTTCATGTCGAACAGCAAAAAACAGGAACCCGGATTGCCATCCCTCTGGCTCTGCGTTGCGATAAATTAAATCTCACCCTAGATGATGTGGTGTCATCCTGCCGCGATTGCGTTCTTAGTCCGTGGCTATTGCACCACCATCACGCGAAAGGGACAGCTAAGCGCGGCGGGATGGTTAAGCCAGCAACATTAACCGTTGCATTTAAAAAAGCCCGGGATTCTGTGGATTACAACTGGCGTGCTAATGGCACCCCACCCTCTTTCCATGAGCAGAGATCTTTATCAGAGCGATTGTTCAGAGAGCAGGGGGTTGATACCAAAATTTTGCTGGGCCATTCGAATCAAAAAATGACCGATATTTACAACGACGCACGCGGTAAGGAATGGAAAAAACTGGTCATTTGA